CAAGCGTAGAAATCGGGTTCCCAAATTACGACGATATTTTAGCCGTCTTTCAATGTGGCTCTTTAAAGGAATACGAAGCCGAAAGAAATTACTATTTAAAAGACCCTTTAGACGGGATAATTGAAAGAATACCCGTCGAGATTGTTCAGAAATTAATTGATAAGCACGGCGGAATTAATAAACAAAAAACATACGATCGTATAGAAAGAGCAATAAAACATAACCTAACCACAGAAAAATGTACCTATTAAGCTGCAGACATTGCGAAACTATTTACGATCATTCGAAAGAACTAAGAGAAACCACGCACGCCACCCGATACGCCCCCGGATACGATGAACAATTTTGTCCGGAATGCTTCGAGAGCGCAGAAGACAACACGGAAGCCACACCCGAACAAATAAAACAATACAACCTAAACCAGGAGCCAAACCAATGAAAAAAGCTAAAAAATACCGATCATTAAACCGGTACTATATACGTACCGGGATCAATAGAATGTTAAAACTATTCAACCAAGCGACACCGGAAGAAAAAGCCGCCGGGATAAATTGGTATAAACAAGCCCATAAATACGCTGCAGCGCTTGCAATAGAGCACAACACCACCGCAGAAACCGCCGCAAAAATAATTAGTATTTTATCCCCGTCGGTAGAATGGGAACTAAACAAACAGCAAGCCGCCGCCATAATTGCAGCGCACAACACCGGAAGCGACCCGGAAAAAGTGATCGTTTCAACATACGACGGAAACAAGTACAAAGCCATAGCCACCCTAAAAGATAAGCCGGTAACATATAAACCCAGGGAAATAAAGAACGGAGAGTATACCGGAAAGACCGGAAAGCCACGAACCGCACGCCCTGGGATCAATAGAGAAACCGCCCTAAAAACATACGCCTTTTTCCAAAACATAAACCAAGGGGAAACCGCCGCCGATTATGTAACAATCGACCGGCACCACCTAAGCGCATTTTTTAAAGATCCGAAGCGCATTAAAAGTTTAACCGCCGCAAGATACGCAGATATAACAGAAGCAACCAAGACCGCAGCCGCTTCCGTCGGATTAAAGCCGTACGAATTCCAAGCGGTTATCTGGGAGCAGGTACGAAAAAAACAAGCACCACAACACACAACACCACAAACAACGATATAAAATGAATAGATTAAACCAAACTTTAAAACAAAGCCGAACAACACAGCGAGAACTTTCGAGAGCTTCCGGAATAAACCACAACCGGATCAATAGGTTGTGCCTATACCCGAACGAGATACTACCGAATAAAATAACATACCAGGAGTACAACCAAATAAACGAAGCGCTCCAAATACTAGATCGAGCGCACCGGGTGAACTTACACTGGTATAGTATCGACACGCAAAACGATCCGGCATACAAAGACCCGGACAGATGGTAAACTTGCGAGGGTAATAGGGTAAGAGGGTAGACTAACCACAAACCAACCCGACCCAACCAACCCCAAAAACCGTAAACAATAGACACCAGGAACCCGGCATAAAACACCGGGTTTTTTTGTACCTGGGGATTTTTTACCACCCGAACCGATAAGGATTTTTTTCCGATCCGATCAAAGCCAGCCACCAGGAGCCAGGGCAAGAGGGGCACCCTATTAAACGGCGGCGGAACGGCGCTATACTACCAACTCTCCCGCAAAAACTAAATTTTTACCAATACCCGTCAACTATAAAGATTTTTGCCGTAATGACTTGCATTTCTATAAATTTCTATCTATAGTTTGTCAACTTAAATTTTTACCGTTATGCCCTGGCACAAAAAGCAAGAAATAAGCAGTCGTGAGGAGTTGTTAGAGGAGGTCAAAGTAGTGATAGAATGCCTGTATGCGATCCCTTCTATGTCGGATAAACTTCCGAACTATATCTTTAATAGAATAGAATCAATCAAGGAATACGTTAAAAAACACGGATGGAACGATGAGTGATTTTACGACCAAAGAAAAGATTCAGATACTGAACGATATAGACATATTAGGCAACGTGTCTAAAGTAGCTGAAAAATGGGGTGTCTCTAGACAAAGCATTTACAACTGGAAGTCGGAGCGTGAAGATCTGGATAAGCAGATTGTTATAGAGGAACAAGTCCAGCAAGTAAGAAGTGAGTCAAATTTCGATCCTAACGTCCTAAAAGACTTAAACCAATACCGTAACACCCTTCAACTCATTGGAACGCTAGAGGAGCGAAAAGAGAAGCTATCTGCAAAGGTAGAGTTCATGCTCATCAAGATTACGAGCCTATTAGAGAATCATCCCGACCTAGACTCGATCCATCCAAAGGACTTGAGTAAGATTATGAAGGATCTACACGACGTGCGCAAAGAGCTTAGTAACGAACCAGCCATTATTATTGAGTATAAGAATAAGGTTAGGGAACAAACGCTGCAGGTGCTTCAGGACTTTTTGGATGTAGATCAACTCAGGGAGTTTGCGCATAGAATGGAATCCATCGAAGCAGATTACGAGATATTATCATGATTAAGAAAGGCTACAAAAGATTCGTATCAATCTTTCTATATTCTGACTCAGAACCAAATGAGGTATTGATTGGGCTGTTACACGCCCTTATTTTACCGCCTGCAATGTTAGAGCTGGGTGACCCACACATGACCATGCAGATATGTGCTAGCATGGTGGGTTTTTTTCAGTTGTATGCGGTTCTGTATAGTGGTTCGCTTAGGGTTCGTAAATGGGCGGTGCAATTAGCTACACTTGTCGCTATTGGCACGGTAATGAACTACTACATGGAGGGTATGCTATCAGGCTCTCACTTTGGCTGGTTGTTAATTTTAATCTTTGCTATATGGAACCTAATAAGGGTAACAAAAGAAGAGCATCACTCGAAACAGAACTTTTCCTCTTGAAGCTGAAAGCCTTAAGACTACGCCAAGTATGGATGTACTCCGACAGTCAACCCACTGAAATCGTGTTGGCTTTAGCTAATATTTTTTTAGCTCCTTTGGCATTAAGTATTGAACTTGGGGCGAGTTTATTCTTTTCTTTGATACCGATGATGTCTGGTATCTATCAGATAATCTGCGTGGCTTCTGATGACATTGACTGTAGAGTGCGAGCCTCTATGGTCACGTTCGGAATGTATTCCGCATCGGCAGTTATGTACGCAATCACCATAGGCTTCCCTAGTCCAACACACTATGGGTGGCTCATATTTGTAATCGCATCCTTTGGAAGTATGTCCAGACTTTCCAGAGAAAAAATCTATAGAAAAAACATCAATGGATAACATCACGCAGATTGTAATCACGCTCGCAACGGTAGCTGGTTCCGCAGGTATATGGAAGTTCTTTGAGGCAAGACTTCGTATCAAAGCCGAACAAAAGAAGACCGAAGAAAATAATTCCGATACGGTACAGTACCGTGACGATTTAAAAAACAGAGTCCGCAACCTTGAAAAGTTGTTGGCTGAGTCATCTGATGAAAAGGATGACTTGCGAGATAAAGTGTTAAAATTAACAGAGGAAGTATCTGCCCTGCGGATTAAAGTTGAATTTCTTGAGAAGGAGAATGAAAGACTCAAGCTCAAATAACTTTAAGTGCGTCAGCCAACTGGCTGGTCACAAGCGTTGCCGTAAACAGTGCCGCCTTTGTAGGGAGCATTACGGTGGCGAAGCCAAAACAAAATAAGTGGTCTGATTTATTAGTTAATGTCGTTGGACACGAGCCGCCCCCTGACTCGTTAGACCTGCGCAACTCCTTTATTGAAAACTGTCTAGCCGATCAAGACGGTTTTAAGGTTACTCAAGCGGATATACACCTTACCATGCAGAAGGGTATTTTTGATTGGCAAGAACAAGCCAATACCATTAACGCTCGCCTTAATGGACTGATTAGAGCGCCCTACAACACAGGAAAGTCGCAACAAGTTCCTATTGGATTGTCAGCGTACCTCACTACGAGAAAGCACGAGCTAGAAACACTGATTGTATCTGCGGATGGTGGTATCTCTACTAAGAGGATATTATCTTTGCGTGCGCTGTTCACGAGTGATATGTACCGCTACTGGTGTAAGGAGCATAACTTTAATCCGGTGGAGTTTGACCGTACCGATACAGGATCTACGCAAAGGATTATAGTGAGCAGTCGTAACCGTACTGGTAACCCTACCTATGAGGCGTATGCCGTACTCACCCAAACGACAGGTCAACGTGCTGGTGTACTTATTCTTGATGACGTGTGTAACGATGAAGATCGAATATCTACGGCTCGTAGAGAAACCGTATGGAACAAAGTATCGAACACCTGGATCAAACGTGTACACGATAAAGGTATTGTTTTGAGTGTGTGCACACCATATCATCCGAATGACGCTAACAGCCGTCTGATGAAATCGGGCATTTTTAATGTGCTACAAATATCGGTAAAAGAAGATAAGACTGGTTACAAGGTCGAGGAGTGGAACAACTTTGGAAAATAAAACGTGTAATACGTGTCATATTTCTAAGCCTCTATCTGAGTTTAATAGAGACAGTCACGCATCGGATGGTCGCAGGAGTCGTTGTAGTAAGTGTAGAAACAAATCACGAAGAGAAATAGAAAAGAAAAAATATACCTACAAAGTATTTAGAGGGATGGTCTACTGCGTTGAGTGTGAGGGTTTTTATAAGATAGGAGTAACATCGTATGGTATTCGTAAACGACTTCAATCAATACAAACGGGTAACCCATTTGAGGTAAAAATTGTTTGGGTAAAGCGCACAAATAACGTAGGTAAATACGAGCGTATACTTCACCAACAACTAAAAGACAGCCACGTAAGGGGTGAGTGGTATGCCATTCCAAACGTACTAGCCAAAGAACTTAAACATATAGTGACGCACGATGAAGAAAGCTAAAGTAATAATGTACGCTCGTTTTGGGGTGAACATAGAACAAGATGAGATAGACTACATAAAAACAAAGATGGAAGAGTTCTTAGAGATGATAGAGGCTGAACTTGTTGGTCAGAAGTGGGAAATACTAGCAAAGAATCAAAACTCTAAGGCGATACACGAAATTATAAAGCAATGCAGTAAAAATGGATGGGCAATCCTAACATACGACCTTAAAACACTACACCAGCACCATTCAGGTGCAATGTCCTTAATAGCGGAGGGTGACGATGTTGGTGTGCCCGTTTATTTCATTGATGGAGGCGCTGTCATGCAAACTTTATTTAGCAGGATATGAGAGAACCAGATAAGGTCTGGGACATTCCCCTATGGGAAACCAATCACAGTAAACAACGGCTACTCCAAGAGGAAGCGATGGATTTTCTGTCGTATAAGTTGGGGTACGAAATGAGCGAGGAAACAGATGACCCAACGAGAAAGGCTTACAAACACTTTGACGGATACAATCACTACCCTGATGGGAATCTTACGGCTCTTGATTACGATAGTGGGCATCCTGTCTGGCTTTGTGCTGATTTCAACAGGTCTCCTCATTGTTGGGCTCTTCTCCAAGTTAAAAGAGCTCGTAA